ATGGGTGCAGTTCTAGGTATTGCGGCATTTGGTCGCACACAGGAAAAACTAGGAGGAGCCAACAATGGCGGAATACAAACACCAACCACACCATCAAGCGGGTTTACAACACCTAGCACACCGTCAGCAGGATTCGGTGCACCATCAGGGGGCTTCGGTTCTCCAGCCGCAAGTAGCTTTGGCGGAAATACAGGCTTTGGAGCGCCTGCGACTACACCCGCAATTACCTCAGGATTCGGAACACCAGTAACTACTCCATCGTTTACTGCTCCGCAAGTAGTATCAGGATTCGGAGGAAAGCCAGCTCCGGCACAAGAACCACAACCATTATTATAAGGAAAACAAAATGAAAAATGTTATATTTGTAGCAGGTCTATGTTTAGTATTATCTAGTCCAGCATTTGCTGGCGGTGAAATCAAAGAAGTTTGCAAAGACAAAGTAGACAAAGCTGGAAAGGTTATTAACGGTAAAGATGGTAAACCTGTCCAGGAATGTAAGAAAATTAAAGTACACAAAAAGCTAGAGGGAACAGAAGTTCCGCCAGCAAAGAAATAATTTCTTGACATCTTCCAAAAGGTATAGTATAATCTACTATACCTTTTCTTATTATGGCAGACTATTATAATACCCTAGGCATTTCCAAAGATGCAAATCCGGATGAAATCAAAAAGGCTTATCGTAAGCTAGCCAGTCAGCACCATCCAGATAAAGGTGGGGACAAAGAAAAGTTCCAAGAAATACAGGCTGCTTACGCTACATTAAGCGATCCGGAAAAAAGACAACAATACGATAATCCTGCACCGCAGGGTTTCCAGCAGTTTGGCGGAGTTCCGCCTGGTTTTGAAGATGTATTTTCTCAAATGTTCGGGGGCGGCGGGCCGGGACCGTTTGGAGATATTTTTGGTCATCGTAGGCAACAGGTTCCGAGAAATCAAAATGTAAGCCTACGAACTCAAATCACTCTTGACGAAGTGTTCTCAGGCAAGGATGTAATTGCAGATCTTAGACTGCCTAGTGGGCAAACTAGAACAGTAGAAATAAAAATACCGCCAGGTATACAATCAGGTCAAACTCTTAGAGTAGCAGGGGGAGGCGAACAAGTGCATCGACAATCGCCGCCAGGCGATTTAATGTTAGAAATACATGTGCTCCCACATAAAACTTTTACTCGAAATGGTGATGATTTACATTCTGTATTACATATTACTGCATGGGAAGCTATGCTAGGTATAGAAAAAGAATTTACATCAATTGACGGAGCATTACTTAAAGTACAAGTACCCGCAGGAATACAGCCCGGGCAAATGATTAGAGTTCCCGGTAGAGGACTTCCTATATTACATCAAGCAACAAGGGGTAATCAATTTTTAGATGTTAACATTAGTATTCCACGATTACTGACCACAGAACAAAAAGATTTTATCAAACAGTTTTTATCTTAAATATTATTATGTTGAATATTTTATCCTTTCCAAATGCACTTCTAAAAGAGAAGATGCCAGACTTTGATTTTGAGAATCCTATTATGGATCCAAAAGAATTAGAAAAAGAAATGTTAGAAACAATGTTTGCTAACAACGGAATTGGGCTTGCAGCCAACCAAGTTGGTATTAATACACGAGTGTTTGTAATGGGACACAGTGGCAACCCAGAAGAAGCACAGGCTTTCTTTAATCCGATTATCGAAAAACACACAGATGAATTTTATGATATGGAAGAAGGGTGCTTGAGTTTTCCCGGAATTTATGTTAAAATTAAACGGCCTAAAGCAATTCAGGTAACTTATCAAACCTCCTCTGGGGAATCTAGAACAGAGATATTAGAAGATCTTAATGCCAAATGTTTTTTACACGAGTTTGATCATCTAGAAGGAATTACATTTAATAATAGATTGAGCAGTCTTAAGTGGGCATTGGCAGTTAAAAAATCGAAACCAAAAAGGAAATACAAGTAATGTTAGAACCAAACAGTGAACTCGAGCAAATTTTTGAACGAGCAGTTACTATCGCATCTAAGAACCAACATGAGTATATTACTCTTGAGCATTTCTTATACAGCATGGTATTAGATCAAAAGTTTAATCAACTGTTGACAAATTACGGAGCAGAAGTTAAACAACTTCAGAAGAGTTTAGAAAAGTTTATTTCGGAAGATCTCGAAGATATTAAGACTGATAATCCAGCAAGTCGTCCTAAGAAAACCAATACTGTAGAAAGAATGTTAAATCGTGCGTTTACACAAGTATTGTTTGGAGGCCGCACTACTATAGAGCCCGTTGATTGTTTTATTAGTTTGTTCTCTGAAAAAAAGAGCTTTGCTAATTTCTTCATGCGTAAAGCTAAGATCGAAAAAGATAAGTTTATTGAATTTATTAATAACGAAGTAACTCAAGAAGGCGACGAAGCAGAAGCTAGCACTAGCCAACTTGAACGAATGATTGTGCAATATTGCACAAACTTAACTAACAAAGTTAAGCAAAAGAAAGTTGATCCAGTTATTGGGCGCGAAAAAGAAATTGAAGAAATTCAGCTTGTTCTTGCTCGCCGTACAAAATCCAATGTAATGATGATCGGTGATCCTGGTGTAGGTAAAACTGCTATTGCAGAAGGACTTGCTAAAAAGATTGTTGACGGAAGTGTTCCTAAGTTTATTCAAGAACATACTGTGTACAGCTTAGACATCAGTGCATTACTTGCAGGTAGCAAATATCGCGGAGACTTTGAAGAACGAGTCAAGATGGTTATTACTGCACTCGAGAAGAAAAAGAACTGTATCTTGTTTATTGACGAAGCACACATGATCAGCGGTGCAGGCTCAGTAAGTGGCGGCGCAAACGATATGAGTAACATGCTCAAGCCTGTGTTAGGCAAAGGCGGCATTAAAGTTATTGCTTCTACTACTTGGGAAGAATTCCGCAAGCACTTTGAAAAGGATCGTGCGTTGATGCGTCGATTCCAAAGAGTTACAATCGACGAACCTAACGAAGCAACAGCTATTAAGATTGTTAAAGGTCTTAAGAAGTATTACGAAAAACATCACGGTGTTAAGATCACTAATCAAGCTATTATCGATTCAGTTAAGTATTCTGTAAAATATATGACTGATAAGAAATTGCCCGATAAGGCAATTGACTTAATCGACTGTGCGTGTGCTCGCTTTAAAGTTAAAGATGCTGAAGATGGCATTGTTGATCACGACGAAATAGTATTCGAAGTTGCTAAGATTGCTAACTTGCCGTTAGATCAAGTGGCCGCTAAAGAGAATAAAAATCTTAAAGATCTTGACAAAAGTATGCGAGGCAAAGTATTTGGACAAGAGGCTGCTATTGAAATCTTGTTAGACAAAATTTATATTGCACAAGCAGGTCTAAAGTCTATTAATCGCCCTATTGGTAACTTCTTATTTGTAGGTCCAACTGGTGTAGGCAAAACTGAAACTGCTAAAGTGTTAGCATCTAGTTTGGAAACTAAACTAGTTCGATTTGATATGAGCGAATTCCAAGAACAGCATAGTGTTGCTAAGTTTATTGGTGCTCCTCCAGGTTATGTTGGCTTCGAAGATAATGCAGGACAATTGATTACTCGATTACAAGAAACTCCTAACTGTATCTTGTTGTTTGATGAAATTGAAAAAGCTCACCCAAGTGTTGCTAATGTCTTGCTTGGATTAATGGATAACGGTTTTGTTACTGGATCTAACGGCAAAGTTGCTGACGGTCGTAACGCTATTATCATTATGACAAGTAACTTAGGTGCAGCCGATGCAGAACGAAATGCAGTCGGGTTCGGTAACTTGGAAAGAGACGATGATGGCAAAGATGCTATTAATAGTTTCTTTAAACCCGAGTTCCGTAATCGTTTAGACGGTATTATTAAGTTCGGCAAGTTGGACCATAATACAATGGCTAAGATTGTTAAGAAGTTTATTGATGAACTGAACGGATTGTTAAAAGATAAACATGTTCATGTTAAGCTAGACGCAGATGCTGCCGAGCTATTGATTAAGAAAGGCTTCAATCGTAAAATGGGTGCTCGCCCGTTACAACGAACTATTGACGAAATGATTAAGAAGCCGTTGAGTAAAGAAATCTTATTCGGTAATCTTGTTAACGGTGGTATTGTTGAAGTCACTGCCGTAGATGAAAAAATTACATTAAAGTTTGCAGAAGTTCTTCCTATTGAAGAACCAAAAGAGGAAGCAGAAGCAAATGCAGGTCAAGACAACCAGTAAGTTGTTTTATAAAAAGTACCCTTACAAGGTTGAATGCCGTGTACAGGGTGCTAGTTATATTGCTAGATTAGGTATCTCTCAGACGGTAGCTATGTGCAATCGAGATGAAGAAATTGTAGAACATCGAGGATGGAGATGGCATACACCAATTGACAAAGTTAGACTAGCATCTTTTATAAAATGTGTTAAAAAGTATTTTAATAAAAAAGACGAATTAGATATTAAAATACGATCAGAAGGTGATGGATTTTGCTTGTTTTGCACAGATGCTACTTTGTTTGAGGAACTTAAAGTTAAACTAGGGCCATATATCAGATGTGTTACTGAACCTGCAAGTAACGAAGTACTAACATACATGATAGATAATGGCCCTAGAAAAATAATTGTTAAAAAGATTCCGTACGATTTATACAAGTATAGAATTTCGTTAGACACAAATACACCTTCCGCAGTTAAAAGAAACTTTCGCGAATGGATTAAAAAATACGATAGCAAAACTTTTAAGATATCAGGAACAACAAAAGATTGGTTACTTGAAAGTAAGCGATACTGGATGCAATCTCCGTTTTTTTATGTACAAGACAGTTCTGTGTTAACTATGACTAGCTTATATCTAGGCAGTAACATTAAACGGATCGAAGAATTTGTCACCGTAGATAGCATAAAAGAAGCATAAATATAGGTTTAGAGTACCTAATTTATGTCATCACTAAGCAAAAGTTACGAGTTTGTAGTTAACAGAGGGATAGGATCATCCGCTACTAGTGTAGCTGTGTCCTATCCTGTATATCCTATTGGGATAAATGGTCCCCAGACCTTTGTTAGTTCAAAAGAAAAAGCTGCTGGATACTACGGTACAACCAGCGGATTACATACTCTAACCGTTACTACTACTCCTAACTTTTTAGGAACAGTTAATATACAAGGTACATTAAGTATTGATCCAACAGAGAATGATTGGTTTAATATTGAAAACGGGCTGTTTACTTATACTGAAGCTAGCTCAGGGTACAATGCAGGTTCCGGAATGGGACAAAGCCCAATAGGTCAGGGCAATAGAACAGACCACTTATTGTTTAGCGGGCTTTTTACCTTTACTAGAGCTACTGTAGTCACTACTCAGGGCGCAGTAATGTTCATCAACTTCAATTACTGAAAAAAGCCTGCTAAATACTTCTATATTGGAGTGTTTATGCTACTAAACGAGTTTTTTGGTGCCTTTGATCCTCTCGGACAAAAGAAAGAGGATGACAAGGAAAAGAAGTACGAAGAGTCTGAGTTATCAGAAGCAATCTTCGAATTTATCCTTAACCACGACAGATTACACAAAGAACAATTTTTGCCTATAGCGCAAAAGATTAGTCGTCATCCTACAACAAATCACAATGCACATATTTGGTTGCCATTAGTTAATAAAGGTTGCATGGAGTTTTATCATCATCATAAGATGAAGGAAGATGCTACTAAGCTGTTCCACGAAGAATTTAGAAAAAAAATGTGTGAAAAGATTTCGTCTGCTTGCAATAAAGACATCTTAAAAGGCTCATTCGAGTTAGGAAAATAAGATGCGTATTATAGAGTTAATTACTGAAGCCGCTGCTCCTACTGTAGGTAGGAAGTATCAGCATATTGAAGATCTAGTTTTTACTAACGGTAGTGATGGTGGACTACACGCTGTTGAGAGGCTCCGTAGTATGGGCGCACAGGGTGGAACTATTGAATTAAAGTGGGACGGTAGTCCAGTTATATATTGGGGTAAAGACGAGCAAGGTCGTTTTAGTATGATCCCAAAGAACGCCTGGGAATATCTCAAGCGTGGCAAACAACAATTAGATAACGGTGTTAGTACCGTTATGTACAGTCCAGAAGATATCAAAGCATTTGTACTAGGTACAGGCAAAGCAACTCCAGAGCAAGCAAATCAAAGGCAAGCATTTGCTAACGAACTTGCAGAATTATGGCCGTTCTTTGAAAAGATTAGTCCGCCAAGAGGTTATATCGAAGGCGGATTGCTATTTTATCCTAGCAAGCCTGCTATATTAAATCCTAAAACAAGAGACTACGACTTTACTCCTAATATTACTAGTTTTCATATTCCACAAGAATCAAAGCTAGGACAAAGAATTGCCAAAGCTAAACTAATGGTAGCTGCTACTGGATTTTATGATACGCTAGGCAGTAGTGACGAGGGTCGATTCCCTAATGCAGAACAACTAAGTACACCAGATGTAATTGTACAAGGTACAACTTATGTTGAACAAGCGCCAGGTGCCGACGATACAGGTCTTACTGCCGCTGAACAATACATTCAAAAGAACGCTGGCTCTATAGATAGTTTCTTATCGCCTAAGCCAGGTTTAAGTAAACCAGGTGATATTCTTTACAAGTTCTATAATCAAAATTTACGGATACCCGGAGTTAAACAAAAGTTCCAACAATGGGCAACTGATAACTTATCAGCAGGACAATCACAAAAAGTTCTAACTGATCCCGGATTAGAAGCTGTACTACACGCTGTAGAAATGCTATCAGCTGAGAAAACAAAATTAATACAAGGTTTAAGTTCTGGTACACACGGTGGTATTAGACAAACTAAGCCAGAAGGCTATGTACAAGCACACCCAGGTAGTCAATTCAAGAAAGATCTACCAGGACAGTTTGTGAAAGCAATCGACCAAGCAACATGGGCACCAAGGAAAGACTAATATGAATTTAAACGAGCTCTTTATTACAGAAGATAAAACTCACATAGCATTTTGCTATGGTAGATTTCAACCTCCACATTTCGGACATAAGTTGTTAATGGAAACAACCGCCGAAGCTGCTGATGGCGGTGATTACGAAATCTATACCAGTGCCAGCCAGGATCCTAAAAAGAATCCTTTAGATTATAAAACAAAAATCGGCTTTATCAAAGCAATGTTTCCAGACATGGCACAACATGTACCAGATGCTCCGCAATTAAACACTGTTATGAAAGTTGCGGCAGATTTATACAAACGAGGTTATCGTAGTGCTACCTTTGTTGCAGGTAAAGATCAAATTGATAACTTTAGAGAACTATTAACAAAGTATAACGGTCAAGAGGCTGCACACGGGTTCTATCAGTTTAGTCCATTGCAGTTCATTGCCAGTAACAGTCCAGATGTTCGTGCTACACAAGTTCGTGAAGCTGCGGCCGCTGGTAACATTGAAGCATTTGGTGAAATGACTGGTGCAGGTAATCTAACACAGAAACTATACGATGCAGTTCGTAAGGGTATGGGAATTAAGGACGAGCAAGGTGTGGCGGAAGGCCCAGAGTTTGATAAATGGGCAGATGAACGAGCGGCATCACAACTACACAAACTAAAACCCGGAATGGTTCGAGATCGCAAGACTGGCAAGTGGTATGATCCAAACAAAGAGTTTGATAAGAAGATGAACAGTCCTGAAGTCATGGCCCAAATGAAGCGAATGGCACAGAAGGAAGGTGTGGCGGAAGGCTTCAACGGTGAATACGATGACGAAGCAGGCATGGCACAGAGCAATTTGCTTACTACTGCAAGAGCAGTTATGGGTTTGCTAAAGACTATTAAAGATAGAGACAACTTACCAGAGTGGGGTCAGGAAAAGATTGCCAAGGCTGAAATGATGTTGGTCAGCGTGTGGGATTATCTACAGAGTCAAAAACAGATGGGAAATAATCCTCAGCAAGACATGGTGGAAAGTGGCTTAGACGAAGCATGTTGGAAAAACTATAAACAGATTGGTATGAAAAAGAAAGGTAGCAAACAAGTTCCTAATTGTGTACCAAAAGAAAGCGTAGAAGAGGCAAGAATGAGTGCTGCCGCTAAGTTAAGCAAGGCTTGGGAGCGCCAGCAAGAGAAGTCAGCGGCTAGTGCCAAGCGTGGTCGCGAGTATATGGCCCAAATCAAACAGGATGCCGCCAATAAAGAAAAGAAAAAAGAAGAAGTTAAAGAACACAAGAAAGGTGTTCGTGCTGTTAAACACACTAAGAAGGCCGTTGGATTAGAACCAATGAAACCTCGTAACTTTGTTGCTAAAAATGCACTAGGTGGCGGCGCTGGCGCACACAAAGATAAAAAGAAATCTGCTAAACAAGGCGATCACAAGCATAAGAGTAAAGTAGTAGATATCGGCGAGAGCTGGGAATTAGAAATGTCTAATGCTGTTGGAATGTTATTAGAAGCAGTTGATCCTAAAGTATTACAACTTCAAAAGGACTTAATTGCCAAAGGTGCTAAAATTCAAGCAGACGGTATTATGGGGCCAAAGACTCAAGCAGCTATGAAGCAGTTTGGTGGACAGCAAGCGGTACCAGGTAGACAGCAAGCGGTACCAGGTGGGTGGACTGACGGATCAGGTAATCCTATTAGGTCAAGTGACGGTGCACCTGTAGCAAGCGGGTCTACTCCTAAACCTAGTAAAGATAAACCTATTGCCGGTGTGGTTAAAGGTGGGGCAGGGTTTACTGATGTCAAAACTGCTGACGGAGAAGTACAGCGTAGAGAAGGTGTTAGAAACTGGAGAAATAATAATCCAGGAAACATTCGTAAAGGAAAGTATGCAATTTCAAAAGGCGCAATCGGTGATGATGGGGCATTTGCAGTATTTCCAACACTAGATGCAGGCTTAAAGGCTAAAGAAGATCTAGTGTTTGGACCAACTTATATTAATTTAAGTATTAGAGATGCAATTGCTAGATATGCACCACCATCTGAAAATAATACAAATATGTATATTCAACGAGTAGTCGATGCAACTGGTGCAAGTTCAGATACTGTACTCTCTACACTAAATTCAGCTCAACGCAATAATATGTTAAGTGCAATTAACAAAATGGAAGGATTTAAAGTAGGATCTATTACTTCGTTAGGAAATGCGACAGCATGAAGCAGTTCTACATAACGCAAGATAACATTCCTAAATCTAGTCCAGATGATTGTTTTCTTGCGCCTGAAGATCCTATTCACGAACTAACTGCTGTTGCTATGATGGGCGGACTAGGTGCTGAAGCAAGGCTAGCAGAATACAGAGCTAAGACTGCTCAAGCAAATATGGTAAATAATGGTAATAACAATAAAGCCAAATATATGAAAGAAAACAATATCAAACCCGGCACGCCAGCTTGGTTTGAACTATGGTTTGGCAAAGGGAAGTAAAATGGACGAGTTACAGAACGCCGCTAAGATAGCATTTGCAAGTGAATTCAGTTTCTTTCTGAAAGCACAAAACTTTCACTGGAATGTAGTAGGTAGTGATTTTTTAGAATATCACGATTTGTTCGGTAATATCTACGAAGAAGTATATAATGCAATTGATCCGTTTGCTGAAAATATCCGTAAACTAGGAACATTTGTTCCCGCTAGTTTAACTAGATTTAATATGCTATCGCAAATTGCAGACGAAGATAATGTCATTCCTAAAGAACAAATGGTTGCAGAGCTTGCTGCTGATACAGAAAAATTAGTAAAGATTCTTAAAATGGTTTACGACCGTTCCGAAGCTGCTGGTGAACATGGCTTTAGCAATTTCCTAGCAGAAAGAATGGATGCTTATCGTAAACACAAATGGATGTTAACAGCGAGCTTAATGGGATGAGAGCAAACGAGTTTATTAACGAAGGCGCTAAGGGTAGCATAGGCAAAGATGCTGCTAATAAATCTCAAGGCGTAACCACTATGCGTGATGTAGGAGGATATGATAGAACATATCACCTTAATCGTATCATGATGGCTGCGGCTATGTCCGATGGTTCAGGAAAAGCAGTTGACATGGATTCATCTAGTTGGGGAGACAAATATAATACAGCACATCCTTATACAGATGCAGAGCATAAAATGATGCAAGCTGCATTTAAAACTATCCCCTCCGAGCATCAAGATACAGTTAAAAGAAGTAAGAGTAAGGAAGCCGACGATACTTACACTACTAGCCCTGTGAATAATTGGAATAAAAAATGAGAATGAATCAAATTTTAGAAGGCTATGGCAGAAGGCCAGATGCATATCAGCGTGACTACGATCACAGCGTAGCAGGTATGGACCGTTCTAGCAATCATAGAGATGACGAAAGACACGATCTAGATCCATCTGAATGGTACATTGTTAAAGATGGCAAAATGTTCAAAGTAACTGTCTATCCCAATCAAGAACAAGAAGCAATAGCCCGAGGTTATAGTCGTAGTAGAGAAGAAGCTAAGGCTAAGGCTGAACAGCAAGGTGTAACAGAAAACTTTGGTAACTATTACAATGAAAACATTGCATCAAAAGTGTTTAGTCAACACCCTGATTTAACATCCGAAGATGATGTGTTAAATGCTGCATGGGAACATGTTGTTCGAGACATGGGCCGTAAAAAGGCAGGACATTTGTTTAACTACGATGAAGACTTTCCTAGCGATTTAGTTAGTTCCTATTTTTATTTGCAAAAACAGAAACAAGGCGTAGCAGAATCACTTGCAACTAAAATTGCAGAATTATCAGAAATGATTGCTTCATTAAAAGAATCAGCTACTGCTGGTGCAACTAGTTCTGGAAATATTGCTACTGTTGTTAATCCGCATTTAAGTCCGGGTAAAGCAAGAGGGATGAAATCATTTACCGGCAGTCCCGGTAAGAGTGGTACAAAGTCTCCTCCACAACCTAAGCCAAAAAATAACACAGGTGTAAATGGTCTGGATGTAAAAAGTGTAAGTATTTTTGGTGGACCTAAGGCAAGATAACAAAAATAGTTGACAAGTCTCCTTGTAATGCTATATACTAGCTAACAAGGAGATTTTTTATGGGCAAAGCATTTGGTGCACCGGAGCAGGCAAAGATCAAACAGATCGTTGCAGAAGGCATGACAGTCATGCAAGAAATTCAAGACCTTACCGAAGGATTGAATGAAACAATTAAAGCAGTGGCGGAAGAACTAGAAGTTAAACCTAGTGTCATTCGAAAAGCAATTAAGATTTCAATGAAGGATCAGTGGGATGCGGTCTGGAAAGAGTTCGACGATTTAGAAACTATTGTCGATATTAGCGGACATTCACATCGTCGTGACGATCAATGATAGCTACTATTTTTAAGCCTACGCTAGATTGGATACAAGATGACTTTAAATCTAACAGAGTTCGCTTTGTTATTGAGCTTCTTGCTTGGGCTATTAGTATTGGTTGCAGTATTGTTATGGCGCTCACAGTCCCCAATCCACCGCTTCTTACTCTTTATCCCCTTTGGATCCTTGGCTGTGCTATGTACGCTTGGGCTGCTTGGACTAGGAAATCTTTTGGCATGCTGGCTAACTACCTATTGCTGACCACAATAGATAGCGTAGGCCTAATTAGGATGCTAAATATTTTATGAGTAAGGCTCGATCAGCCACAAATGATCACTATGGTATTTGTAAGCCGGAATTTACAAGGAGAAAAATATGAGTTATGTTGATGCCATCTGGGATCGCGAAAAAGACATTGTGAGTGTTGTTGAGCGAGATCCTAAAAAGGGTAGACTGTATCAGGAATTTCCTGCACGATACTTATTCTACTACCCAGACCCGAAAGGTAAGTACCGTTCATTAAACGGAGAAACGCTTGCTCGGGTACAATCAAAAAATTACAAAGAGTTTCAAAAGGAACAACGAATTCACAGCAGTCAACGATTGTATGAAAGTGATATTAATCCTATCTTTCGTTGCCTTGAAGAAAACTATCTAGGTAAAGATGCCCCAAAACTAAATGTAGCGTTTTGGGATATTGAAGTGGACTTTGATCCAGAAAGAGGTTATGCGTCTCCCGAAGATGCGTTTATGCCAATTACTGCTATCGCTGTTCACTTACAATGGTTAGATACACTTGTTTGTTTAGCTGTGCCTCCAAAAACTCTAACTATGGAGCAAGCACAAGAGCAGGTTAAAGATTTCCCTAACACAATTCTTTTTGAAAAAGAAGCAGACATGTTAGACACATTCCTTAATCTAATCGAAGATGCAGATATTATGAGTGGTTGGAACAGTGAAGGCTTCGATATGCCGTATACTGTAAATCGAATCATTAAAACTCTAAGCAAGGAAGATACTCGCAGACTATGTCTGTGGGATAAATTTCCTAAGAAAAGAGAATACGAAAAGTTCGGCAAGGATGCAGTTACATACGACTTAGTCGGACGAGTGCATGTAGATAGCCTTGAGTTATATCGCAAGTATACATATGAAGAACGACATAGCTATCGATTAGATGCTATTGCCGAATATGAATTAGGGGAAACTAAGACCCAATACGAAGGTACACTTGATCAATTGTATAACAATGACTTTCGTAAGTTTATTGAATATAACAGACAAGATACTGCACTTCTAGACAAGTTAGATAAAAAATTAAAGTTTATTGACTTAGCCAGTACTGTTGCACACGAAAACACAGTGTTGATTCAAACTACAATGGGAGCAGTAGCTGTTACTGAACAAGCTATTATTAACGAAGCTCATCATAGAGGATTGATTGTTCCTAGTCGTCCCAAGCGAGATGAAGATGCTACTAACCAAGCGGCTGGTGCTTATGTTGCATATCCTAAAAAAGGATTACACGACTACATCGGTTCAATGGACATTAACAGTTTGTATCCTTCTGTTATTCGTGCGCTGAACATGGGTCCAGAAACAATTATTGGACAGTTACGACAAACCTATACACAGGCAGAAATTGATGCTAAGATTGCCAAAGGTAATTCTTTTGCGGCGGCATGGGAAGGTAAGTTTGGCAGTAACGAATATGACCTTGTTATGGCAAAAGACAAAGCTAATGAAATTATTATCGACTGGGAAACCGGAAGCACTGACATCTTAACTGGTGCTCAAATCCATGAATTAATCTTTGAAAGTAATCAGCCTTGGATGCTAAGTGCTAATGGTACAATCTTCACACACGAGTTTGAAGGATTCATTCCTGGATTGCTAAAGCGTTGGTATGCTGAACGAAAAGAGATGCAGGCAAAACTAAAAGAAGCAATTAAGGCCGAAAATAAAATTGAAGAAGAATACTGGGATAAACGGCAACTAGTTAAGAAAATTAACTTAAACAGTTTGTATGGTGCTATTCTTAATATGGGTTGTAGGTTTTTTGACGGACGGATTGGACAGTCAACCACTTTAACTGGAAGACAGATCGTTAAACACATGGCAGGTAAAGTTAATGAAGTTATCACAGGCGAATACGACTACCGTGGTAAATCAATTATCTATGGTGATACTGACTCATGTTATTTTAGTGCGTACAGCACTTTAAAGAACGAAATTGCCAAGGGACAACTTGCTTGGGATAAAGATACCTGTATACAACTGTACGACACAATCAGTAATGAAGTAAACGGCACATTCCCGCAGATGATGCTAGATATGTTCCATTGTCCTAAAAGTCGTGGAGAAGTTATTAAGGCTGGGCGTGAAATTGTTGCTATCAAAGGATTATTCATTACCAAGAAACGATATGCTGTTCTTTATTACGATAAAGAAGGTAAGAGAACTGATGTCGAAGGTAAGCCCGGTAAGATCAAGGCCATGGGCTTAGATTTAAAACGAAGCGATACTCCAGAATTTATGCAAAAGTTCTTAGAAGAAGTACTTACTAAAGTTCTTAACGGCTCCGAAGAAGCAGAAATTTTAGATATGATTACTACCTTCCGAACTGAGTTTAAAGCTAGACCAGGGTGGGAAAAAGGCAGTCCTAAAAGAGCTAACAATATTACCGAATATCAAGCCAAAGAAGCTAAACAAGGCAAGGCAAATATGCCAGGACATGTTCGAGCTTCAATTAACTGGAATACGCTGAAACGAATGAACGGAGACAAATACTCAGTGAGTATTGTTGACGGCATGAAAGTAATTGTGTGTAAGGTCAAAGATAACCCATTAGGATATACTTCTATTGCTTATCCAGTTGACGAGATGCGATTACCAAAATGGTTCCAAGAGTTACCATTTGATCATAATGAAATGGAAACTACTATTATCAATAATAAACTTGATAACCTTATCGGAGTTCTAGAATGGGATCTAGACTCTACAACACAAAACAATAACTTCGGTAGTTTGTTCAGTTTTGAATAAAATTTATTTGACTTCTACCTCAATTCTAAATATACTTTACAAAAGGAATCTAAAATGCAAGATCTATTAAAAGACATCGTGGGTCATACTCACAACCTAGGCTTTCTGAACATTGTTAAAATCAGTGGTACAGATGAAAAAACGGCAATCGACTCTATGGCAGATGACCGTACTGTTATTATGCAGGCAGAGACTACAAACCCACATCCAGATATGGTAGGTGTGTTTGGTATGCCACAGCTTAACAAATTGAAATATTTGTTAGACGGTGCGGAGTACAAAGAGAATGCTAAAATTGAAGTTGTTAAGGCAGATCGCAACGGTGAAACAATCCCAGTCGGTATTCACTTTGAAAACAAAGATGGTGACTTCCAAAACGATTACCGCTTTATGAACACAGACATTATTAACGAGAAGTTAAAGACTGTTAAGTTTAAAGGTGTTAAGTGGGATGTGACTATTCAACCAAGTTTGCAATCTGTACAAAGATTTAACTTCCAAGCAGGTGCTAACAGTGAACATACAACATTCTTGGCAAAGACTGATAATGGCAATCTAAAGTTTGTATTTGGTGATATGAGCTCGCATGGTGGTGAATTTATTTTTGCTACAGGTGTTACTGGTAACCTAAATAAAGCATGGACCTGGCCTGTATCCAGCGTACTTGCTATTCTTAAAATTGCAGATGTCGGTAATGCTACATTGAGCTTTAGTAATGAAGGTGCTATGCAGATTACTTTAGATAGCGGTATTGCAACTTACAAATATATTATTCCAGCACAGGCATGATAAAAGGGATAGCTCATACAGGCCAATACCTCCAGGTAACTGGGGGTAGTCCGATGAATCCGTATATTCCTCCCGGTGGACAATCTGCAGGGATAGTAAGATATAATACAAATATGAATGTCATGGAAGTATACGACGGACAAAACTGGAAAGAAATATCTAACAGTTATGCTAATGTGTCGTTAACAGGCGAAGCAGAAGCATTACTAGATTGGGCTCGCAGGAAGCGTAACGAAGAAGCAGAGCTTGAGGCTTTGGCTAAAGAGCATCCCGCTATTAACATTGCTTTGGCTAATTTAAAGAAGGCAAAAATGCAATTAGATGCTACAATAATATTAAGTAAAGAACATGACCAAACAACAAGTTAACCTAACACCACTACAGAAGGACT